TTTTAAAATTTTATGAGAGATGACGATTATATTTGCTTATCGAAATTTGAAGTTGCGACCATAATTCTTTTTGTTCTGCTTATAGCTTATTTAGATTAATATGTGGTATTGCCCAGACAAGTATAAAAAAGATGTCGACAAAGTAAATCAAAACTTGTTGGAAATTCAAGGCGAGCTAGAAGATAAGCAAGCTAAGATTACTTTAGCGAAATTTCTCAGGAACAACTTGTCTTTTACTGTGGAGCTTTTATGCGGAATAAAGCTAGCTCCATTCCAAGAGGTAACTTTGAGGGGAATGTTAAATAGAAATTTCTCCATGTGCGTCTGGGGGCGTGGTTGTGGAAAGTCTTTTATAGGGGCAATCTTTTGTATCGTGCAATGCATATTTGAACCTAATACAAAAATTATCATAGCAGGACCCACGTTCAGAACAGCTAGGTTTATATTTAATAATATAGAAAAGATAGTTGAGAGTAAAGATGGTCAACTTCTCGCTCAGGCTTTTGAAATAAAAAATAAGTCGAAGAGAAACGATCAGTTTGAATGGAGGATAAATGGCGGAAGCATAACTGCGATACCTTTAAGCGGGGAAAAGATTCGAGGCTTCCGGGCAAACATTTTGGTGCTGGACGAGTTCTTGCTCCTGCCAGAAGAAACTATAAAAACAGTTTTGATGCCGTTCTTGGTAGCGCCACAAAATATGGCAGAAAGACTTAAGGTAAGAGAGACGGAAGATAAGTTAATCGAGCAGGGGGTAATGAAGGAAGAAGACAGAATGGAGTTTGAAAACACCACAAAAATGCTAGCCCTTTCTTCCGCTAGTTTTACGTTCGAAAACTTATATAAAACTTATCAAGAATGGCTGGCTAATATTCAAAGCAAAACCTCAGAAACAGATATTCAATACTTTGTATCTCAACTAAGCTACGAAGCTTTGCCAGAAGATATGATTGATAGAACAGTCATTGAAGAAGCTGCGAATGGAGGATCTTCTCATTCTTCTTTTCAAAGGGAGTATTGCGCTCAGTTTACAGATGGAAGTGACAGTTACTTTAGCGCAAAAAAAATGCACGAATGTACCGTGCCTGACGGAGAATCTCCTACTACTTTAATAGCGGGAAGCCCAGATAAAAAATACATTTTAGCTATCGACCCTAGTTTCAGTAATAGCCCTAGCTCTGATTACTTTGCAATGTCTGTAATGGAATTAAACGAAGAGAAAGAGCAGTCTATATTAGTTCATGGGTATGCTGTCGCTGGAGGAGACCTGAAGGATCATATAGAATATTTAAGTTATTTAATAAAATCTTTTAATATTGTTTTTGCTACTATAGATAATGCTGGATCTCAATTCATTGATAGCGCAAATGAGTCTAAACATTTTCAAGACAAGCCTCTCAGTTTTTTCGAATTCAATTCAGAAAAAGAAGGCGTCGACTATTTGATGCAGTTGAGAAGAATAAAGAACGAAGTTAACGTGTCTGACGGTAAAATATTTTATAGACAACTCTTTACTAGTCCGTTTTTAAGAAATGCAAATGAATACCTACAGTCTTGTATAGATCATAAAAAGGTATGGTTTGCCTCGAGGACTACTGCTAACGAAACGGCTTTCAATAAAGCGATCTCTGCTAAAGTTGATACAAAGCTAACTAAGCATGACTCTCTCTTAGATCTAATAGAGTTTCAAGATTCTTTAGTATATGGGACAAAGAAACAATGCGCTCTAGTAGAGGTTAAGAGTACAGCCATGGGCAACCAAAGCTTTGACCTGCCTCAACATTTAAAAAGGTCCACCTCAGCCAATAAGGCCAGAAAGGATAATTATACTACTTTAATGCTAGGGGTATGGGCTACAAAATGCTACTTCGATATGATGAACACGAAAGAAGAAAAGATAACTCAAACTTTTTCCCCAATAATGCTACAATAAAGTGTATGTATTCTAGAATAATTTTTAGATATAGTGCCAAATACAGACTATAATCAATATGTTTCCAGAAATAAGCTAATAAAAGAGGCAGGCAACTTCTCTTTGAGGACATTTCAGCAAACACAAAAAGACCTTAAAAAAGTAAAACTTAAAGAACTTAAAAAAATGTCAGACGAAAATGCACAGCCCGTAGATGTCGGGGACGTTCCTACTCCCGGAGAAACTCCTGCTGCCCCTCCAGCACCAGCCCCTGCAACGCCAACTCCAGAGCCATCAGCTCCTGAGCCAGCAGCAGAAACAGTAGCAGAACCAGTTATTGAGCCAGTAGAGGCCGCTCAAGACAGTTTTGTAGATGAATACGCTGTAGATGTCCCAGATATACCAATTCCAGATGAGGAAGAGGATTCTAATACTATAGAAGACGAGTTCGAAGGAGCTTATAAGTTCGCTGTAGTTGGGGTAGGTCAAGGCGGCTCTAGGCTAGCTCAAACGTTTTGGAGCCTTGGCTATAGAAGAGTAGCTATCATTAACACTGCAAAACAGGATCTAGATCCTATTGATATGCCAACAGAGAATAAGCTTCTAGTTGGAGGAGATGGAGCTGGGAAGAAACCAGAAATCGCAGAGGAGATATTTAACGCTCATAGGGAGGATATTCTAGACTTCCTAAAGAGAACGTTTGGAGACGAATTTGATAGAGTCCTAGTTTGCGCTGGAGCAGGAGGCGGGACAGGAGCAGGCGGATGCAGCGTTGTTATAGAAATTGCTCATGACCTATGCGAAAGCTTAGGGGTTGAGACTAGAGGAGAAGGTAGCATCGCTAAAGTAGGAGCTATCGTAGCATTACCAAGTAAAGCTGAGGGAAATAGAGTAGCTTCTAACACAAAGAGAACCATGCAAAAAGTCCTAGAACTAAAGGAGCTTGGAGCTTTAACGCCGTTAGTGTTGTTAGATAACGAGAGGATCAAGCAGATATATCCAAAACTTCCTGTTAGGAGATTCTGGGGAACATCCAATAATAGCGTTTGCGCTTTATTCCATTTGTTTAATAGGATATCAGCGCAGGAATCAGTATATACTTCATTCGATAAAGCTGATCTAGAGACTATATTCGCTTCTGGAATCATCACCTTTGGGGCTACGCCTCTTAGAAAATGGGCTCAGCCAACAGATGTAAGTCAAGCGATTAGAGATAACCTAAAGAGAACTATCTTGGCTGATCTAGAGCCTTCTTCAGGAGACATTGCGGCTTGCGTTGTAATAGGTAACCAAGATGTTCTAGATGAATTGCCTCAAGAAAACCTAGAATATGGATTTGAGCAGCTGACTAGAATTTTAGGTGAAGGCTCTACTGTCCATAGAGGTGTATATAGCGGTAACAAACCGGGCATGATAATCTATACTGCTATAGGTGGATTGAATGCTCCAAAAGGTTTCACAGACTAAGGGGTAACATAAAATGGCGGCAAAAAAGAAAAACGAGCAAGACTTAGGGGAGCCTCTAATGGCTTCCTATACCGACGGAGGCAAAGCTAAACCTCTGAAAGTTTCAACAGCGAGGCAAACCCAAACGAGAAGAAATAAGTCCTCTGTAATAGATAGGTCTGATCGTTTTATAAACATCGAAGAAGGTTTGGTTCCTTACCAGTACTCTAAGGGAGTAAAGAACCTATCTAATATTGATGTTAGAGATGCGGTCATTCTATGCCAGAAAGCTTATTATAATTTTTCTGTATTTAGAAATACTGTAGATTTAATGACAGAGTTTTCTACTAGCTCTTTGTATTTCAGTGGAGGTAGCAAGAAGTCTAGGTCTTTCTTTTCTGCTTTATTTAAAAAAATAAATATAGACAATTTGATAGATCAATTCTTTAGAGAGTATTATAGATCAGGTAATGTATTTGTATATAGATATGATGCTGATTTAGAATCTGAAGATATATCTAAAATTACTCAAGTATATGGTTTGCAATCAAAAGCCAGTATAAAAGTACCCGCAAGATATGTTATCTTAAACCCAGCAGACATTCAAATCGGAGGAAACATCTCTTTTGTTGCTGGAAAGTTCTACAAAGTTTTAACTGATTATGAGTTAGAAAGGTTAAAGAATCCAAGAACAGAAGAAGATCAACAAGTATACGACTCTCTTTCTCCAGAAGCTAAAGAAGCTATTAAGAAAAAAGGTAATCATATTGTTTATTTAAATCTGGATTCAGACAGAATATTTCCAGTTTTTTATAAAAAGCAAGATTATGAACCATTCTCTGTTCCAATGGGCTATCCAGTTTTAGAGGATATAAACTTCAAAGCAGAGTTGAAGAAAATGGACATGGCTCTGACAAGGACAATCCAGCAAGCTATATTATTGGTTACTATGGGTGCTCCACCAGACAAAGGTGGAATAAGCCAAAGAAACTTAGAAGCTATGCAAACTTTATTTGATAATGAATCTATAGGTAGAGTTTTAATATCGGATTATACTACAGAAGCTAAATTTGTAATTCCTGATATAGCAGGAATATTAGATCCTAAAAAATATGCTGTAGTAGAAGATGACATTCGGATGGGCCTAAACAATGTGTTAGTCGGTTCGGAAAAATTTGCTAACACAAGTATTAAGGTTCAGGTTTTCATAGAGAGGCTTAAAGGAGCAAGGCAAGCCTTCTTAAATGATTTTCTGATTCCGGAAATAAGAAGGGTTTCTCAGGCTTTAGGATTCAAAACCTACCCTAACCCAAGCTTCCATGACATCGACTTAAAAGACGATTCAACTTACGCTAGAATATATAACAGGTTAATAGAACTTGGAATCTTAACTCCCGAAGAAGGGCTAGAAGCTTTAAGTACTGGAAGGTTGCCGACTAAAGACGAGTCTGTTGAGTCTCAAGAGGATTACAGGGAATTGAGAGACAAAGGTTTCTACGAGCCTATAATGGGAGGACCTCATTCAAACTCTACAAACGAAGAGGGGGTCGAAGAAGAGAAAGAAAACACGAGAGAAGCTCCTAAGAAGAAAAAACCTAACAATTCCGGAATGGTCGGAAGACCTCCCGGGACAACAGGAATCCCGCAGCAAAGCAAAAAGGTTAGCCCGATAGGCGCTACCTTTAGCTTAACTAAAATTCAGGAAAACTTGGCAAGCTCTGAAAAACTTCTCAAAGAAGTCGAGGGAGCTCTTAGGAAGAAGCACGGGTTGAGAAAAATGTCCAGAAAGCAAAAAGAAGTCGCTCAAGAAATTTCTAATATAATTGTAGCGAACGAAAACCCGCAAAACTGGAGCTCTAAATTAGGTAGTTATATAAAAAATCCGAAGGATACAAACCCGGAAAGAATCAAAGCAATTGAGTCTATAGCTTTTGAACATAGCGTAGATTACTTTTTAGCTAGCATACTCTACTTAAGTCAAAATGAGCAACAGTAGTGTCAGAAATGTTGTCAGGTACAATTGCCAATCTCTGTTTTTAGGTCCATCGCCAGAGACAGGTTATCACTTTATTAGCTATACTGGAGAACTCAATAACGACTCTACAGAGTTAATAAAAAATCATAATCTACTCAAAGAGATAACTAGAGTCCAAGACTTCGGATATTCTATTTCTTTTAATAGGACTGACGTAACCCATTTGGGTAGTAAGGGATTACTAGCTAGACCTAATATAAATTACCCGCAAGTAGAACTAAATTTTAGTTATTTGCCAAACGGGTTAAGAAACGAAGCTAGGTTAGGTTTTCATGTTAACTATGGCCAATTCGAATACCCGCATACCGGAAAAGCCTTTTATAAAAAAAATGATCAAGTATGTTTATTGTCTGGTTTTGACACAAATAGTTTAGCTTATGTTGATTATACTGGGGTTGGAAATGTATGGCCCGAAGTAGGCACGTCCGCTGGCGGAAGTGGAGCATTGGCTGGAGCAGATAGGTTTTGGCCACCGTATATATATAGAGATAGAAGAAACATATATGCTATAATAACAGATGGAACTGATGGAGACAAAGACGTTCATCAAAAACCTTTGAGAGAAGATTTTAACGTCGACGACACTGTACAGCAAATTGATCCTAACAGCGCAAGCCATAACTTAATATCTTTTGGAGACTGCTACTTATCCAGATATAGCGTAACCGCTCAAGTTGGCGATGTAATGAGAGCCAATGTAGCTTACTCGGCTGAAAACGTCGAGTACCATAGCGGCGCAAGCGGTAAATGTATTCCGGCTCTAAACTTAAAGACAGGTTCTACATTCGTAGACGTTGCAGCTGATGGTTTCGTAGCCAGACCAGAAGCCACAAGCTCCGCGTATACATATTTTAAAAATACTCAAAACGGTAATCCTTTATATTTTCCTCCGGGAAACTATACGTTATCTCATCATTCGGGATCTTATTTTGCTTACGACTCAGGAGACTCACGCTTTAATTACTTCGGAGGAAGCGGAGACAACGTCGGAATAGACGTTAGGTTTACTAACGCAAGCGAATTTGGATTCGTAGATGGGGTATATAAAGATGTTTCTCAATCCGACGGTCACTCTAAAACGATTATTTCAGGAATGGGTCACGCATTGAGTGGTTACAACTCTGGTAATCTCCCCTCAGACGCAACTATTGTTCATGGAGGAGGTAAGATAGGAGTAAGAGTTAAAGATTTAAACAGAGGATCGACTCCTGTCCCAACTGGATTCCAAGGAGCTAGCGCAACTGGCCCGTATACTTTAGGGGATGGCATACTCGCATACAAGCTTACTGCGCCAGATGATATATGCACAAGAATGGTGACACCATTGGAATTTCCAGATGAAGGGCCGATAGCGTTTAGGCAAGGGGACTTAACTATGAAAGTTCCTAATGACATAAGCGGAATGGGAGTCGACTTCGACGACGCTCATATTCAATCCTTCACGATAGACTTAGATTTAAATAGGGACATGATGGATTCACTGTCTTATAAGCATCCTGTTTATAGAGGGACTAATTTTCCAGTATTTGCTAATTTGAATTTTATAACTATTGTAAAAGACTCTACTACAGGCAGCCTATGCGACACGATGAAAAGAGATGATAAATATGATTTTCAAATTAAGGTAAAAAATTCATGTGATGTCAACTTCTCCGCTCAGGACTCCTCCGTAACAGGGATGGCTAATCCACACCAAGCAGGAACATTGCCTCTCCATCAAGGCTTAGATAATATTGTATACGAATTTAAAAAAGCTAAATTCTTGGGAGCGAACTTCACTTCTTCTATAGGAGGATTTAAGCGAGGAGATTTTAATTTTGCTGTAGAAATCGATCCAGATGACTT